TGCTCATCAATAGCTCTTAACTCAGAAGCATAGCCAGAAATACGAGTATTACGCAGTTTCTCAAGAGAGTCAGTATAAGACTTTTCAGCCTTCTCCATACTCTTAAGAGCTTCTTCTCCCTTAGTCAAAGTCTTAATTCTCTCCGCATCTGCTTTTGCTGCTTTATACTGCTCCTCCGTTAGAATCTTAGTACTACCAGCCAAGTTATCTACAGATTTTAAGTTCTCCTCCAGACTCGTCTTAGCTTTCTCAAGGCGTGCTATAACATGATCAAATTCCTGTCGTAAAAATAGAGCAGCTTCCCCCTCGCCCTGTATACCAGCCTTAGCTTTTTCGTGCTGAGCTATCTCCAGCTCAATTTGATCTATATGCTTTTTCGTAATATCAATTAAGTCTTGCTTAGTCAGCGAACCCTTATTTAACTCGTCTGCAATTTTAGCCAGCTCTATCTTCTGTAATGGAAGAATCTTACCTTGAGTCTCTAAAACAGAAGTAAAAGTCTGAGCTTTCTTAGCTACATTCTGATACTCTGCTGCAACACGACTGTGGGTAGTCAGAAAATCACGGGCTATATCATTAGCTTTCTTCTGTTCATCAGATAAAGCATCCTCAGCTTCTGTAGTTGTAGTAATAACTTCGTCTAAACTTTCTAGACTAGCAATCTGCTCATCTGTCAGTTTCCTAGCAGCAGCCGCATCTTCTTCAGAAAAAAGACCTGCATATTTATACGCTGTTACTCCCTTATAGAAAGGAATCTTGGAGGGCTCTTGAGAACGTCCAATATCTCGGATTATCTGACGACGTTTTTTCAGAGAGTCTTCAATCTTCTTAGTTTCTTCCTCTATCCTCTTTTCCGCTTCTCCCGGCGAAATCTCACCAGCAGCAAGAGCTTCTTTAGTAACTTCTATTTTTTGCTTAGCCAACTTTGCTTGAACAGCTAAATACAGAAAAAGATCCTCAATCTCTTTCTTCTGAGCTACTTTCCGAGCAGCTCCCCCTGCTGCATATATACCTAACTTAAGCCCTACCTCATAAACTTCAAGCATTGCTCCGGCAATCTTACCGAGAACTTTTGCAAAGTTTGATCCCTCTTCTCCGGATTTTCCAAATATCTCCCCAAGTAAAGCGTTACTTTCCCGTATTTGCTTAAACTTATCTGAAAGATCAGTAAAGTACTCTCCCCAAGACTTTCCAGCAGTTATAGCATCTCTAACCCCATCCATGAAATTAGAAAAGAACTCAACTATAACACTATTACCAGATTGGAAATCTGCTATCATATATCCAATGACAGGCATTAGCGCTAAAGATATGGCAGCAGCAAGTCCTGTTATAGCTGCAATTCCTCCAGCAAAAGCAGCAGCAAACGCCCCCATAGTTATACCAGCGGCAGCCAGAGCTCCCACAAATACAGCAGCCACTGTCGCAGCCAGCCCAAGAGCTGCCGTCAATGCTGCCAAAGCCAGCAAGCTAACTCCAACAATAGCCACCACTTGAGCTAAAGAAGCAACAAGTGCTTTATTTCTACCAATAAAATCACTGATAGATTCTAAGGTATCGTTCACATTTGCTATAAAATCTGTAAGAGGGTTCTTGAAACTATTGAAAATTCCTATGAAAATACTTTGAACACGAGACTTGAACTCAACAATCTTTCCAGCGAAGTTGTCAATTCTAATAGTAGACTGTTCTAGAGCATCGCCAAAACTATTCTCAATTGAATCTCTAATTCGTGCCATAGCCTCCGCCGAAATGTTCATCAAAGCATTCACAGCACGCGAAGCACGCATACCGAATAGTTTTGAAGCATCTCCAGCAGACAAACTAACCTTACGGAAAGTATTTATAATATCGACAACAGATTTAATTTGAGGATTTATGTCATCATAAGTCAAACCATATTTTCTAATAACTTCTGTAGCTTTTTTAGCCTGACCGGTAAGAACATTCAACATCCGGTTCAAACCAGAACCTGCAATAGATGCCCTCATACCCGTATTAGCCAGAGCACCAATTACAGTAACAGTATCTTCAATAGTTTGACCCAAAGCTGCCGCAGAAGGAGTAGCATATTTTAGAGCTTCAGCAGCTTGCCTAATTGTAGTATTAGTATTTGCCTGAGCAGCAGCTAAAGCATCAGCCACTCTAGTCAAGTCAACAGCTCTAAGCCTGAAAGCGTTCAAACTATTGATAGTAGTATCAGCAGCTTCACTTAAACTTATTCCTCCCGCTGCTGCCAGCTCCAGCGTAGCTCCAACACCTTCATAAACCTGCTGCGCTTTTAAGCCACCCAAGCCCAAGAAACGCATAGCATCAGCAACTTCTGATGCTGTAAAGATCGTACTAGCACCCAATTTCTGGGCTTTAACAGATAATTTATCAAACATCTCTGCCGTAGGCTCTACAACAGCCCTAACAGCAGACATAGTTTTCTCAAATTTCGATCCTTCCAGCACTATTGGTATAAAAGCTGCCAATATAGCAGCTCCAGCTAGGGCGATTCGTCTGCTAAGCATCTGTAGATGCCTACCAGACATACGTAAAGAACTCTGAAATTGCCCTAATTGGGACTTACTTTTCAAGGCAGATACGCCAAAAGTAGCTACAGCATTCGCAGCCTTCCCCGAAGTTTTTATGAAATTTAGAACACTTTTGTTAGATACACCAACCTGCTTAGCAAATCTAGCCACATAACGACCAGCTAATGTAAACTGATTGAAACCTTTTGCAGCAGAAGAAGCTGCCTGACTCAAACTATGTAATTGTTTACTGCTACTGCTAGACTGTCTCCCCAGATTATCTATAGACGTACCTATAGTTTTAAGGTGTTTGTTCATAGACTTAGAAATACGCTGCATCTTGTTTAACGTCTTATTGACTTTATCAATAGACGTAATAGCATTTCCTAAGTGTACTTCTATTCTTAGTACTGCACTGCCTAGAGTATCAGCCATGTCAACACCTATCTAGGAAGACGTATACACCATACCTGCCGGAACAAGCTGGCTCTCAGCATTGTCGGTCCGAACTTCCACACCCTCTAAAGGAAAAGCAGCAGCCATATACCTATCAAACGCACTCCTGTCCCCACTTTGAGCTACACACAATACTCCTGCTAATTTATGGAACTTTAAGTTAGATCGAAACTCCCCCGCTTTGCGTAGAGAGGCCAATTGAAAAAGAGTATGACTAAGAACTACATGCGTAGACCACCCATACTCTGATGCAAACGTATCCACCAAAATTGCTAGCTCAGTTACAGATTTACGTTCTGAAACGTCTCCTTCGGAACTATCGTGAAAAAAAGTTCTTTCAGCTCCTCCCAGTCTATAACTTCTTTGAAAGCAGCTATTAGCCGAAGCCAGTCAGTAACACCTAGGTTATCCAAAGAAGATACTTCCAACCCAGTACAAGCAGCCGCAATTGTCTTCAAAGCAGTAATTGTACGAGGATTACTCAGCAAGTCTAATATAAACTCTCTCCCCTCCGGAGCCCCCTCAAACTCCGCCAAAATAAGACGCAATTCTCCTGCTAAACGTAAAACAGACTCAAGAGAGAGTTCCTTAACAGTAACTTCTCCCAAGTATTTCAGAGTAACTTTCTTACCCGTATTTAACATCCTATCTATATCAGTCATGTACTTCGTCTCCGTTTACTCAAATGCAAGAAGTCCCGCAATTTACTCTGATTTTGCGCAAATGCTAAAGGATCAACCGAAGTCTTCCCGTTAGCATAGCTAAAAAGAAGCGAAGATAGCTCATCTCTGCACATAGGCACGGACAACCTAAAATGCACAGTCGGACTATCTCCGCTTTGATCCAATCCTAGCAGCTCTGCATCTGATTGACACCAAATAAAAGCTGCTTGGTTCAAATCTTTTGTAGAAAACTCTACTCTATCTTGATCACTCATACTCTTTACCTCAAATCACACGGCATCAGCATACGCAATGCTTACTGTAAGTGTTCCAGTTGAAGAAATGTTAGTCAACGCAGTCAGAGTAACCTGAGCATATTTGCTCGCCAAATTAAAATCAAACTGGCTAAATCCATCCCCACTCTCACGATACTCGTCCGAACCCTTCACATTGGAATCACCGTTAGTGTCCAGATCAGCACGCTCCAACGCAATCCATTGGTCAATTGCATCACAAAGTACGCTCCTAAGCAGCTTAGGATCATCGGTCAGCAAATTAGCCGTATCTGTGACTGTAAACCGAACAATATTGCCTGAAGGATTAGACTTGGTAACCGTGAAATCACTGAATCCTCCCTCAAGAGTCGAATAAGCATGTCCCATAACTACCGTCCTTTCTTTCTAAAGAAATGCAAACGCTTGCACTTACCACCTTGTACCTGTTAACACGCATCTACTACTCTTACTCTTAGGTATCGACTATAGTCCCAAAATTCCCCGAAGTATCCTTCAGGATTGTAAACTCGACTTCGAGGACAGTTGGATTGTCCCGTTGCATTGCATACGAAATATTACCCATAGACACACACTTAGGAAAGGTAACTGTTCGAGTACCACAACTGGGAGACTTGCCCACTAGAATAATCTGGACTTCATCTACCCAACAAGTATCGCTGTATCCCAAAGTTAGAGTAGAACTCACCAAGTTAGCTGAGGGATACATAAAAGCTAATCTGATCAAGTTGAGAGTAGACTCAAGAAAAGTCGTACTAACCGTCATCTTCTCCAAAACACGAGCAACCCGCACTACCCCAGCATCTTGATCGGCTTCCACCTCCGTCATTGTTTTTTCGTGAGCAAAAGTTGTTCCTCCTTGAGTATATCCCACATCCGTCCCATCAATGGAAAAAGACGCAGCACCGAGGATAATATTATTTGCATTTGCCGCCATAGAATTATCTCCTTTTATGGACAAGCACTATTTACCCAAATAGCATCCGCTTGAAGCAACGTACTCCAAACGTCCGTTTTATCATCATACTCTGTCCTTTTTCTTGATCTAAATAAAGTCATTCTTGTACTCACTCCTCCCCCGCTAAAATCGTAGTAATTCGTGTTATTTGCAGAATTTGTATGGAAAAGATTCTCTACTCTGTCTGCAATGTCTATCACGGTAAGTTCTACCGCAGCATAACAATTAAACCATACTCTAGCACGCTGCAAATTACTCACATCTACCACTAGTAGCGGGAAGGAATCAAATATTGACACTCCTAAAAAGGGAGTACGTGCTTTAACAGGAGGACTATCCCTAGCAATTCGTATGTTAGTAGAAGAATGCCCAGTTAAACTGCATAAAGTAGTATCACTTCTAAGAGTAGTCAATATTTGCTTAATAAGAAGTTTCTGAGACATTATTATCCCTTTAACTTCTTCTTAGTTCTTCTCAATACCTCGTCCCGGAAGACTTCTTTACGAGCTTCAAAAGTATTAGCCAAGAATGGATGAGGATCTGACCCCTCATTTTCAATATGCTGTACAATTCTGGAAGCTATTATAGGAGCAGCGTTCGCACTGACTCCTTGAAAAGCCATACCATGTAACACCCAATCTAATATAGCAGCATAAGACACATGCCTAGGACCAGTGCCTTCTTCCACAGCAAGAGCATAAGGAACATCAAAAGACCCTACTTCCAAAGTTATGAAAGGATATATACCTTTCAAACGTGACTCTATTGAATTTACTAAATTTCCTTTATACACAGACTTATTAGCAACTATTCTCTCTCGAATAGCATCTACCAATACATCATCTGCTACTTCCTTCAAAGCTTCCCGCAACTTCCCCCAAAAAATGGGAGCAAAACCTTTAACTTTCAACTTATGATCATCGAAAGTAATTTTCACGTATCTACATCCTCGTACTCGGCTATTATACTTGAATGATGAATATTCCCAGTATGGTCTACCTGCTTCTTTACAAACAATACCCGAAATCTCTCAGATAAATTTATAGGAGCAGGCGGAGAATTCTTAGACAAAACCAAGATATGAGACCTAACAACGGTATAATCCGAGCCAATCAAAACACGTATTCTATTAGCAGAAACATCTCCAAAGAGCTCTTGCTCGTCTTCATTAGTCATCCAAGAAATGCGACATGGTAAGTCAGAATAAACCAGAGTATCCGAAGTAGCAATTCCTCCAAAGCCATCATCAGACTCTGATAAAGAATATACATCCATAAGATGTCTGAGCCCAAAATTGGGTATCATCTTACACGCTCTCGTACAATTGTTTTTCTATAGGAACGCACAAGAACAGTGTAGGATCCAGCACATAATCCTTTAACAGAACATCTACTTCTGCTATGCCCGTTAAATCCCCTTCCCCCGCAGCAGGCTTAAATCTGATAGTAAAATCATCCCACTCTGCCCAATTTATGGAATCTATACCTATTCTAGTCGAATTCGTACTTCCTGGAATCAGCTTTTCCAGGGCAAGAAGTTTTGTTGCTTTAACAATAGCCTTCGGGGTAGAGGACATACCCCAAGACCCCGTGATTTTTATATTCTTTACTCCTCTTGCCCATGAAGCCTCAGTAGCATATCGAGTAGACACTAAAGATATTAACTCCAAGTAGTAAGGATATGCTTTGAAATCAATATTTTCTGTAAAAGTATACAGCGTAGTATCATCATCATCTACCCGCACTACAGAAGTTGCAGACAATAAAGGATCAACTACATCCGGATAAAAGAATTGCCGAGTATAGCCACTGCCATCAAAGTAATGAGTAGCCGTAGTAGAATAGAAAGTCTTCCCCATAACTTTTTCTATTATCTCTTCAGCTAAGTCTAGGGCATCTTGCAACTCTGTAGTAGAAAACATAGACAAATTTACTATAGCTGTGCCTATCTTAAATAGCTTTAACTCAGACACAGTGGCATAATTAGACATCTACTCCTCCCTCTAACCGAAAGCAAGCTAAAACACCTAGGGTGTTCTAGCAGATACTCCAGCATCAATCGTAGCTGCTCCTCCGCTACCTTTAGCATTCACACGGGCAATGCCCAAAGTACCTAGTTTGAATATCACACTCTCCCCAGCAGGTATTCCCGCAAATTCTCCAGAAACATGCAAACCTGGAACATTTACCAAGGCAGGATTCGCTGATCCTGTTCTACAATGTACAAAGAACTCTGTACATCTACCTCCATCACTAGAAGCCACAAAAATAGCCTCTTCTGTAGTAGTAAGAGCATATCCAGCAAGTGCACTAGCCATCAATATCTCCCATAGCAAAAAACTCTCTTATAGCATATCTAACTTTCTCAGGCTCATCAGCCTGTACGCGAGCACTACAGCTAGGGCTGTCTAAAACACACTCGTCTAAGCCAAAGATAAGATTCACTCCTTTATCACTATAACCATCTACAAGATCAAAATATTTCTGTAAGTATCGAATACACTTATTGTTTCTTTCTCCATCTCCAGAAACATGAACAACATGCCTACCTTTTTTCTTCGCAAGTCTAATTAACTTAGCCCTCTCTTCTCGTGGTTGAAAAGGTAACTCATCAATAACATCATCTACAGAAAGGTCTTTAGCATACTTTCTAGAAAACTTATCTTCTGGATCAAGACTTCTAGTAGGAACTTCCCCTTTATAGGCATCTATTCCAAATAAAGTAGAATACCGAGCTATCACATGTCTTGCTTCAGTATTAAAGAATAGTACTTTACCCGGCACGCCTAGAAGTCCCGCAACATGAGCAAAACCAGAATCTACTCCCAAAAAGTAAGAACATTTAGCTAAAAACTGGACTTGTCCCAATAAATCTTCAGTCGTATCACTCAAACAGTAAATTCCATTAGTATAATCATTAAAACCATATTCATCTTTCGTACCTAACCAAACTACATCCAATCCACAGGAAGCTAAATGATAAGCAACCTGATCCCATCTACTGTCTTTCCACAATCTGTTAGGATTACTAGCACTCGGATGAATAGCAGCAATAAGCTCTGTCTGACATTTCTGTGCTAAAAGTTTTCCCGGAGTAACCGTATCTTCGCCCAATTTTCGTGCCACTAAAGTATAATAATCTTCTCCCTTTAGAGTCTTCAGAGTATTAAAAGTGAAGTCAAAATTTATCAGAACATCATACTTACTTCTAACTTCAGGAGAGTTTAACTCAGTTACTGAGATAACTTCATTAACTCCCTCAATATGCTTAATAAGTTCGTACTGACTAGGCTTAACCGCAGCAGTAATATTTCCATATTTAGCAGCAGTACTTCCAATTGAAATCAGGACATCTCCTACTCCACCAAAACATTTAGCACAAACAGAAGTTGCTCCCTCAAAGTAATGATTCGCAGGCTCTTTCATATCAGATATATAGTTAAACATAAGACATAAAAGGGGTAGTCGCCAATCCTTTCCCGGACTACCCCTGAGAGGAGCTAGCTATAGTCACTCCCAGACATAGCAACGTTCTTAGCGATAACTACCATATTCGGATCTTCTATCTCAAAGTCAACACGGTAATGAATAGTAGATTGCCACATGTCCTGACGAGGCTCACGGCTCCATTCGATTGTAACCGCGCGTCCAATGAAATACACAAAGTTTTTCAAAGGCGAGAGCCAGATTTGAGAGCCATCAGTTCCAGATGTGCCATAAGACAAATCTTCAGGCATCAAAGGAACTTCAAGCATTTTTATACCCCACGGTCCAGGACGCAAACCAGTCTCATAGGCAACATCGCCACCTCCAGTAGCTCTAGTTGACCAATCAAGCAAGTGCTTATCAGCGGGTCCCGAAGGAGCAATCCAAACATAATCAGGCTTAGCAACTCTAAAACGAGCAGGAACTGCTCTCTTCATAGCATAATACAATGCCGTAGAAGGAGCAGCTCCCGCCGCATCAATCTGCTGAGCTGACGGAACATTATCAACCAAAGTTTGAGTGAATCCGTCATTCACTCCAAGCAAATTGTTGCTATCAGTCTGACCGTCACCGACTGTCAAGGAATTATCACTTTGAATAGCAGCAAGCTCACTGTCGATCGCAATACGTTTTGTAAACATATTGAGAATCGTATCACGAGCCTGCGCCTTTTCAATCGAATCTTCTAAGAAATCGGTGCGAAGATCAAAAGCACTTCGGTACTTCACAAGATCATAGGAAACTACCGCTTCAGTAGGCGTGCGTGTAGTTGCTATGCTCGTAGTGCTAGCACCCTCAGTAACAATATTACCAAGATCCAACTTAGCCCGCTCGCCTTTTGGAGCATTAACTTTCTCTACTCTAATTCGCTTCAACAGAACAGAGTAGTCAATCACCAAGTCAATAAATCTTAATACTTGTTGCCGATTCAAAATAGAATTAGGCAAGGAAGTAGCATCGATAGCTGACTTACTGACCATCTCTTCCAAAGGAAGTTTGATGTCAATAGGCATAGTAACTCCTATCTAATAAAAGGAAATACAGAATCAAACACTGCATTCGGATCCTTCTCATTAGACTCAAGCGTCTCCTCACGCGTAGAATGTGTAGGAGCAGACTTAGACACAACTTCTGCCTTAGTTTCCGCAGATTCTGCAATCTCGGTTACTTTAGCAAGTTGCTCTTGAGTTTCTTTGAGAGTAGACGCCAAAACAGCTAACTTATTCCACACAACAGACTTCTCTACTTCCTCTTTTTCTTCCGGTTCTTTAACGGTCTCCACTTCTTTCTTACTCGTAATACTCTCGCCAACAGACTTGAGAACAGTTACAATATTCTCAAATACTGGTTGAAATCCTTCAGCAATTTTCTCTGACACATGGTCAACAAGAAAATTCATAGCCTCACTACGATCCTCTCCCTTAGACACCTCGGTCTTTTCAGGCGCAACAACTGTTTCTTCTGGCATAGTACCGTCCTTTCCTTTGTTTGGTAAACCCATACTACAAACAACCTTCAAATCTTCCTCTGATAATACTTCATTATTTACTCCTAGATAATCTTCGGCCAAAGGCCCAGCAACGGCACTAACTCCATCAGCCATCTTCATACAAACAAGTTTGTTCAAATTCACACTTCCTGGAGAAGCCTGAGAACTAAAATAAGCCTCATCTGTCTCCCTAAGAGTAGATATATCCAAACCATGCTTAGAAAGGTACTCTTTCGCAACATCAGGAGACTCAAATGTACTCTTATCTAGTTTGAGACAATGCAGTGCCTTAGACACCGTGAAAGTAGAGTAAGGATTATCAATCACACTGGTAAAACTTATTTCCCACAAGTCAATAGCATCAAACACACGCTCTACTTCATTCTGCTTATTTACCCTATAAGCAGTTTTCGCTAGTCCTCTCCAAGAAAAACCCCCTATCTCTCCGGCAAGAATTTTCTGTTTAACATCAGGATCAGTTACCTTAATTACAGTAAACAGTCCTCGATCTTTATTCTTCAATCTAGGCACTTTCACTTTAGGATAAGTATCAATTACTTGTTTAGTCTTCAAATCTTTTACCGCAAAATTTTCCTTATCTCCCGGAATATTTTCCAGCCTAACAGGCACTAATTTCAGCGGAACACCTACAGATACTTGGTTACCGCGCTGATCAATCCAGAGCTGATGATTAACCAAAACCGCCGGAGCGGCCATGTAAGTAGCCACATCAAATGCTTCCGGAGGAACAATATCCTGATCTCTGTCCTCCTTTTCTACAGACACAAACCCCTTTACTACCACGCTATCTTCAGGAGTACGCATTACCTCTATAGAAAAAGGAGCATCAGCATAAACTAGCTCATGCAGTGATTTATCCTTTGCCATATCCATCTCCTCACACTATCTTTAGGTTGTCTGCCAATTCGCGTTGTTTGCCTCTATTGGTCAAATCATCCGGCATTCCTGTGTCTCTTTGAGGCAACTGACTAGCTAAGTCTTCCAGCTCATCTATAAATACTATACCTTTACTCAATCTAATAAAATTCCTATCTCCCCCCGGAATTGGATTACCTAATCCTGTAAGTTTTAGCACCTGGTTTATGTTCAACACTCCCCTATCAAGATATTGCGTATATCTACGCATCTCAGCTTCTTTATCCCTAATATCCAAGGGATCAAAAGCTATAACTACCTTGGTTACTCCCAGACCTAATCTAAACAAACGACTAAGAACACGCGCCCAATATTGTTGTAAGGGTGCAATTATCCTGTCCTTGTATATTTCTGCCTGAGACAAGCCTTTCCCAGAACCAAGATTAGCGGCATCCTGCACTCCTATGATAGCAGGCGATACCCCATGACTTGTCATAATAGCTTGAGCATTATTTTTCCGCGTCTCCTGAAAAGAACCCTCTTCAGAATCAGACCCCAGCTTCTCAAAGGTAACTTCTACCGTTCCTCTTGTGGTAGGAATAGGTATAACAAGAGTCTTATGCGCCCTGCCTTTAATGTGAGTAGAGAAATACTCAGTAATAGCCTTCAACACATCTGGTGAAGCACGTGCCCCTTTTATAATAATAGCATAACGAGGAATAGTATTGTGATCAAAAAATTGAAGCAAATAATCTCGAATATGTACGTTAGCTAAAATACTTCCCAAAGAAGAAATAACATCAGAATATCCATAATAAATAGTATTACTATGGTGTTTAGGTATCCATAACACCTCATTAGCTGCTTTAGAAAAATCTCTTGTAGTCTCCCCCGAATTCCTGTCAATAAAATTCCACTCCAAATGAGTAGATGGGATAGTCCCATCTTTAGCCGGATCATAGAAACTACTAGACTCACCTCGTCTAGAAACTACTTTTTCTCCAAAATTCTGGTAATATACTACCTTACCTCCTCCCACAGCTTCAACAAAACCTCTCCACCCCCGCAAAACTCGAACACGTGACGCAGGAATATGATCCAATTTATTTATACGCATATCCCGCGAACGGATTACCTCAAGAGCAGCCCATCCTACTGCCTCAAAATCCATCGCAGCTCTGTGCAATACCCCCCGAAAACCTAAAATGTCATTACATCGTGAAATATAAGATTCTACCAAAGAACTTTCAATATCTACTTCTTCTTGAGAGAATGTTCCCGACTCATCTTTAGCCGTTATAGGTAAAATTGACCTGAGCGCATAGTCTCTGCCAATAGAATCAGATACTTTAGTTTGAACAGAGCGATAATGAGTCTCGTCCACTTCCAAAAAAGAGGATAATAACTCAGGAGAATAAGGGGGCTCTACAACCTGAGTTAAGCCAAGAGCCTGCTGACCTATTTCATCTAAAGATTGAGTAGACTCTTTAATAGACTTAGATACGTCGAGTAACCCGGAATTATCTGTTTCATGATGAATCTTAGAGGCATCAAATCCAAGCATAGAATGGGCTAAACTACTCTTTGCTATGTCTAAAGTTGATATAGCCTCCTCCCCCACAATAAATGCCTGATCCACTACACTTGCATCATAGGTTTGAGAAAGAGTTTTAGCCAATGACATTATTTCAACCTCCCCCCCACAGCTTTAACTCGACAAGCAGTGTCAGAAGACTTCAGATGAGAAGGAGTTAAGCACAAAGTACGAAAAAACTGGAAATCCTCTGGAGAACGTTGCCGCACTCTCCAAGAATCCCCAGTTTCACGCACAGTACTAGACTTGAAATTGTGACTAGAGGCCCATTTTAGAGCCGATTGTTTATTCCAATATTTTTTTGGAAAAATAAGAGATTGTATGACAAAAGACGTCTTACTTCCTTTTAGAACTTCAAGCACTGTTTCATCTAAAAGCTGTGCAGACTTGCGCTTGCCCTCGTATTTCCAATACAAAGAACCGCAAATCCGCTGTGCAGATTCCTTACTCTTGCCGCTTGCTCGCACTTTACGAAGACAGTCCGCAAAGTTCTTATAACCCGCAAAAGGCATTTCTAGGTCCTTTAGGCAACTACCACATCCGATAACACGGAATCCGTAAGCATTTCTGCTGCTAATCTATCATACGTATCAGCATGAAAATGATGATCTACTCCCTTAGACCATTCATACCTAAAGGCGCCATTAGAATCTTCTATTACTTCTCTTACTGAAGCACAAAGCTCATTTACATAAGTTCCCCCCAACATAGCCTCAAAATTAGCAGGTAATATATTATATCTTTTTACCATATCCGCATAGGACCTGTCAAGGGCCTCAGTACGGTCTATTCCAATTATTTTACTAATATTATCATATTTCCTCTTAGTCCCCCTTCCCGCCCCTCTATAAGTGCACAACCAAGTATCACAAGGCAGCTTTTCCTGTAAATCCTGTACTAATGCCGATTCAGGCATAGCATCCATTACACAACAAACAACATTATATCTTTCTACTAAATCCTGAATAATCTCAGGATTTTTTACTGGAAATTTCCCTACGTATACCAAACGACGCTGACCACGGGGTTCTATATAAGAAATACGCACATCAAAGTTAGCTCCAACATCTACTCCCATACTACAAGGCCCAACATGGGCATCATCTGCAATACAAGCATAATCATCAAAAATCAAAACTTTGTAAGAAGGCTCAACACAATTTAACAATACATCCAGAGTAACCTTACTACCCGCAGCAGAATAAGGCAATCCCAAATCAGAATTATAGAACTGTTGTAATCTAAGAGGAGTGTATAAAGCCTTCTTAAAACGACTCCACATACCAGCAATGCTATTAAGAGAACTACATAACATTGAAATATGATATCCCTCTAAACCGCCCTCCCCTTTAGAAATCCACTCCCCCCGAAAATCTCCCCGATCAACTGCTCCATTACATTGAATACAAATCAAATAAATATCCCTGCCACATCCAGGTTCCCACTCAGTATCCCGTAAAATGTAATCTGAAACATTTCCACTTTTATCATATACTTCTTGTACAACTGAATCAAACCATGAAGCCTCTACAGGTTTCCCACACCAAGGACACTTGAAATGCCATTCTTGCTGATTAGAGTCTAAAAACAGGGCATTTATTCCCCGATTTTTTATCGTAGGATTCCCCAAGTAACGCTTAAACTTATAAGGCGAGGCCATCAAGCGGTCTACGGCATAATGCACATTGTCTGCATTGCATTGATCCACTTCATCAACATATAGAGCATCAGCAGGAAATTCCTTCATATCACTTATAACCGAAGCAGCCACGTACTTAATCGTGCCTCTTCCAAATGACTTCAAGGCCACTGAATCAAAAAAACCTGCTCCTACAATGCTCTTATACTCATGCACATTTTCTACCACCTTATTTATTCTGTTTTGCACATAGGTAGTCCGAATTTCATATTTGGGCACTATGTAAAAAACAGATAACCCTGTAAAAGCTGCTGCAAAATGGTCTACAATGGCCCACTCACTTTTGAAAGATTGAACAGCTCCCTGCAAAACAATGTTAGGAGCAGTACTTTCGTATAACTGTCTAATATGTGGATAATCTTTGAAATTTAACTTCTCTCCCCGGCTGTTTATATGACAATCGAGAGCAAAGTCTAAGCGTTTTTTGCGTATACGTACTAACCTCTCTGCTCGAACAAGTTCTCGCTTAGTTAGGTCGCGCAAAAGTTCAACCGTCATTACACAAGACTCCTCGTAGAAGATAAGAGACGTATAATACTCTCTTGAATCTCCTCCTCAGACCTCTCAGATTCCACTTCTACAGTAGAAGCTTCCATCCTCTCCTCGGAAATAGTTCTATAAATATGCTCTAAAACCTTAGGCAAAATACCTGTGTCTTTCATTAAGTCCAGCTTCATACCTTCAATATTCTTAGCCAAAATCCAAAAATCTAGCTTCCTCTTATAATCAGACTTCTTTCTTTTTACGAGACCAGACTTCGCCACTTCTATATCTTCGTCTGGATTTCCCTGAGTGGCCTCATACAAAGCCATCAGTTTCAAATTTTGAAGGAATTGAAGAGACTCCGAAATAATATCAGCCTTTGATTGAGTTTCTAGAGTTTCCCGGAATTCTCTTTTCTTTTCCTGCAACCAATTATATATCGTACTCTTACTTACTCCCAGAGCCTTGGCAATAGAAAACACGGGAATTCCTTGCAGCTCATGTAATTCATAAGCCTTACGCATCTTCACATCATGCTCAGCAGGAATAAGCTCTGCTTCACTCAGTTCAGCCATTTATCTTCCTAACTCGTTCTTCAAAGCATTCCCAACAAACTCGTTTATAGACTCACCACTAGTCTCTAGATACTGTACTACTTTTTTAACTGTATCAAATACAGTCTTGTCACAAAGTACTACCAAATGAGTTTTCCCTTTATAAGTAAAAAAGAGGTAGTCTTGGTCTAAAGTAGCAGCAGACGTAGAAAAAATAGTAGCTACTATATCAGTTAAAGAATCTACTGCAAACTTCTCCTTCCGGGCCTCTTCCATCAATCCATCTAAAAAAGTCTTCTCTTTCTTACTCTTATCCTCAAGCATAAATTTAGCCATATCTTTAAGGCTAAAAAACCCAAATAAATCCGGCAACTGTTGAAAATCGTACCTATGCTCAAGATCATGCACCAATTTGGTAAACTTAGCCGGATTAAGTTCTCCGCGCAAAAGATTCAACTTAACTGTCTTCAGCTTAGCCTCCTCTTCAGTCCACGAATCCTCAATATAACAAGGAAGCTGCTCATAGCTCAGAACCTTAGCTGCTCGATAACGATGTTCGCCTCCTATTATAATATAATGCCCCTCTCCAAATTCCTCCGCAAAATCGGGAACTACTGTAAGAGGATCTTTGAATCCATCAGTTTTAATCTCTTCAACAAGAGTATCAAATGTGTGAGCAGGCTCCTCGTTAGGGTTCCATTCATTTGGATGGAGTAACTCAATAGGAAGCATGACAACTTCCCGAATTACTTTGTCAGATGTAACAGTCATTACATTGCCTCATACGAAAATTTTTTAGGCTTAACCATCTACACGCTCAAATACCACGCTATCTACGTTTCCAATATCCCGCCAGCCATGAGATAACATATACTGACGCAAATCCAACTTTGTGCCAGTCTTAAACCAAGTTACCCACGTCACTTTATCCAAATCTTTAGAAGTATCAGACTCCTCTTTGATAACCTTCACCGCATCCCGCATTGTTATTCTATGAGGAAAATGATGTATCAATGCAGAGAAGGCATTATAAGCATACTTCGGAGCTTTCTCCTGTAAAGCAGTTACCTGATCAATAATGAATCGGTGTCCTCTCTCCTCAAAGACATGATCTATTATTTCTTGACTTTTTCTTGCTGTTTCTTTAACCCTCTCTCCCCCGAAATTTTCCTTAATATACTTCAATAAAGCAGCTAACTCCTCTTCTCCCGAAAATTGAAACGGATAATCAGGCCATAGCTCAAACCAGGGCCAGGGCAATGCTTTACTGTAAAATACAGGTACAACTCCCAAACGAGCCATTTCCATTACTCCTCCGTGATTCAAGCCAGAGCTAAACACAGAAGGCCAGCACACAAAACAATGACTCCGCAGAGCTATACGAAAAAATTCTTCTCGTGGACACTCCAAATGCACTTCCAGCCATTCTTCAGGCTTCTTTCCTCCCCGGCCCAAACTACCACTGGGAGTAGTAATCACCCACTTCAACGGTAATATCACTCTAAAAGAAGAGAAAAACTTCAGGAGCACTTTGAAATTAAATAAGTTACTTATGCTAAATCCAAAGTGAATTCTAAATTCATCTCCAGAAATATCTCGCTTCTCGGCCAATTTTTGTAAAGCAGGAATATCTGAATTTATTTTTACCCAATTGGGCTTGGCCAACATATCGCTCACTTTTGAAGGAGCAAAATATTTCTTCAAGCGAAGAGCCAAGCTAGATTGAGAATCTATATTAGCACGTGGATCATTACAGAAAAGATAGGCATTAGCAAAAGCGGCATTTGCATAATAAGACGCCTCAAACTCCTCAGCTACTGATATATTATCCTTGCTGTTAATTGCATAATGCACATTTAATACTACGGTAATCGCCTTCCTTCGATAAGCATATATCACAGCATTGTTAAAAAACCACCCCAAAATACTAGGCTTTTCACAAAATAAAATATCAAAGTAGTATTTTCCGTTATTAGCATTAAAGTCTCTGATCAACTCTTGGGGATATGTAGACTGCTCCAGCACCTGGGTAATGTTAGTATCTACCTCTATTAACTTAACTCTTTCTCTTAACTCCTTCCCTGAAAAACATGAGAAAACCTCGCGCTGTTTTACAGGAGCACCCCGAGGAACGAGCCAATATAAATTCAAATAAGGCTCTTTGTCCAACCACGTCCTAAAGAATGAGGTAGCCCAACCATAACAATGATCAGTAACCAATCTCTCAGGAGAAGATGTATGAGGAATGTATAAAACTCTAGTCATTTCCAACTCTCAGGCAAGCCCTCTGTAAGCTCTAAACCATAAAATTTAGAGACTTGGCCAGTCTCTATTTTAGACAGCGTTTCCCGTAAACCGTCTTCAAAAGAAATCGTAGGGGCTCCGAAAAGAGCATAGGCTAAAGAATGATCACATCTAACCGCAGGTACTTCATGCCTAGCGGGTAAAAATTCCATGTGCCGTAGTTTACCTGAAATATCACACATCTTACTAGCGAGCTCTATTATAGCACACTCTTCATCCGAGCCTAGGTTAATCACCCTGGCCTGAACGTCTCTATGAAGTACAGCCAAAAATGCATCAATCACGTAATCTATATAAGTAAAACATCTAGTTTGCATACCAGAACCAAAAACAGGCAATGGCTTATCTTTAGCAAGCTTGTGCATAAAGATACCGATAACATTACGGTATCTATCTACGGTAGACTGCCTAGGACCAAAAACATTATGCAATCTAAAAATAGTATAATCCAACCCAAAAATAGCATTAGCACAAGCCAAATCTCTCTCGACAGCCAGCTTGGCTATGCCATAGGGATCGATTGGACAAGGAGTATCTGTTTCCTTAAATGGGGTCTCAATATCACCATAAACAGCGGCACTGGAGGTAAATATAAATTTCTTGGCGCCATACTTAATTGACGCATTTAGAATATTTATACTTCCAAGCAAATTTACCTCATAATTGTAATAACGTATCCAGTGACTAAGACACTCCGCCGCATAAGCAGCTAGATGATAAACTACATCGAACTCATGCTCAGCAACCAAACTATCTACCAGACACCTGTCTCTAATATCTCCTACAATTAAAGGTACTTTAGAATTTAAGTTACTCCTCCTTCCCCCCGAAAGATTGTCGAAAGCTACCACCGCGTGCTTCTGAGAGTGCAAGCGATTGCATAGATGAGACCCAATAAACCCCGCACCGCCGGTCACTAGTATTTTCATGCTTCCGCCCTAACGTAAATAGGCTCCTGCCCGCCAATATCACAATACCCCTGATGAAGAATACTTGCCCGAATATACCTAGAAGAGTACATAGAATGCTTCGCTATTCCTAGAGGAGACTGCATGCACTGCCCTACGGCCTCTACTGCTTCTGAATGCGTTATCTTAGCTCTTCCCCCCAATCCTTCAACAAAAGACTCCTCAAGCACTCCATAATCTACTCCCTTCCGGGCTTCTGCTACCTTAGAACACACAAACCCATAAAATTGCCTCAAAGTTTTCCGAATGAAATGATGCTCTACTAAATGAGCATATACTTCATCAAGCAGGCTTTTCTTTTGGGCCTTCTTACACATCAGGGCTGCTCTAAGTAGCTCCTCTAAATCTCCCCTAGGACTTAACACAAAAGGGTACTCTTCTGGAAGAAAAGTAGCTGCAATATCTCGTGATACAATAGGCAACAATCCTGCTGCTATCATCTCCCCCCAACGCCGACCATAAGTCAAACGCTTAATATTCTGAGACAGAGCTACAAATATGTCTGCTTTATTCAAAAATTCTAAGTATTTTCCATAAGGAGCTATCCGGCCTTCTACTTTTACATTTTTATGCCCCCGCACCTCCTCCGCATCTTTGGGCAAGTCTTTGTCTATAAATTGAAAAATCACCTTAATCTTCCCCAGTCCCGCCAGTTTAATCAAGGGCTTTTTTACACTAGACAGATCCTCTGATGCATAGCCACTCCATAACACAGTAGGAAGAGCAGAAAACTCTTTCTTTCTCTTAATTTTTTCTACTTCCACCCCCAAATTTGACGCAATACTTTTATTTTGTAAATGTTCCAAAGTAGAAGCGTTAAAAAATTTAGTATACTCCGTAAAAAAGTCATCCTGCTGCCGTAATGACCCAAATACTAAGCCATCACAAAATAGCCCTCCTACTAACTCAGAATAAGCATCAAATTCATTGTAATACGAAGTATACCAAGAAGGAACAGGATTCCAATGAACCCAGCCAATAAAAGGCACCCTATAAGTATATCCTTTCTGCCATAAGCCCTCTATTTTAGCTCGTAATATCTCTACTCCCACCAAAGACTCAGAAATTACTACATCCAAGTACTGTCCATATCTATCCTTCGGCCCGATTTTAGCCGCGAGTGCAGACAAATACCCGTAAGAAGCTCTTCGGCCACAGCGATTCACCGATCCTAAATAGCAATGCTCCATAGGAACAAAACAAATTTTTTTAGCCTGTTCTACTGTAATACCATAATTAAGTATCCAAGAGGTATCCTCACAATGTTTCTCGTGCACACACAAATAAAAATAGGCATTTGGATCAAATTCCGAAAAATACTTAATCAAGTTCATAGGATCTAGAGTAAAACTATCCGTACCATCCGTAATCTTTATCCGAGGCAGCAGCAAATATCTCATGACGACTCTCCCCCAGCCACGGCTGCCACCAAATATTTAGTCTTGCACAGACTACAAATTACCACCAAAGAACCATCTTCATAATAAACCTTAGAAGGTGCTCCAGGATGTTTTGGACATGAAATATACAATCGGTTATCTAGCCCCCTCCCGCCAACTTCACCATTTATTTTTCGCAAAATATGCAAAAAATCACTGTCATACATTATGTCGCAAGTGGAACTACACATAAATTACCCCAGTCTTCTAAATTACCTTGTAAAATTTTTCCGGCTAGCATCTTCTTTCTTCTCTGCATTTTAACACTAGATGCTAGCCTCTTCCCCACTCCCCGGCCCTCGTGCCACAGATGATATACAAAGGCATCCTTTATTCCTTCTCGGTATTTTCTAGGTGTATATCCACGTTGCTCAAGCATCCAGCATAAATCAGTATCCTCGGAACCCCACCCAACTATCTTCTCACATAGACCCCCTATTTCCGCATACACCTCCCGTGATAATATCGTAGGAGGACTTGTAGAAGCATAACTATACAGCCCCTTTACAGGAGGAGAGCCGTAGGACTTTTTACGCAAAGCACCAGGAAAACCCTCAATATAGTAATTTTTAAGCAGGATCTTTGAAGCTTCCTTGGAAAGCCTACACTGGCTGTAATTCATCGCAGCAAAAGAATGCTCAAACAAATACCCCACAAACCTCTCAGTAGCCACGAAATCTGCGTCATAAATAACCACAAATTGTCCACTACTTCTCTTGAAAGCAGCATTCAAAAGCTGCGCCTTACTAAAAATGGGCATACTTACTACTTCATAAAAAGTAGTACTATACTCTTTAATTAACCTAGTATATTCTTCTTCCTCTCCCCGGCAACTCTTACCAATTACCACTATTTCGGAGCAGTTATCCCAACATCTGAGACTAGCCAAGGCAAGTCTCAAATAAATAAAGGGCTTTTTCCAAGCAGGAATTAAATATGAAATACTCATAAAAATATGATTTGACTAACAAGGAGCATGCTTAGAAAACTCCTCGTACTCTGCCGAAAAGTTTCGCTTGAAAACCAGGCATCTTTTTTTGTTTAGTTTCTCAAAAAACTCCGGGTTAGAATAAGAGGAGATATGCCTAGCACTCTTAGGATAATAATCCCTTAAAGGTAGTCTAAAGGCTTTACGAGTACTTATAAGCATTCCCTCATTCTTAAAAATAAATTTTCCGGCATCTCCAATAGAGCACAAGCTTTGGAATTCGCTACTATCGTAATAAAAGCTCTTTATGGCAAATTTTCCAATGGAGGTATGGAAATCAAATGCACTAAGAGGAATAAGCCCCCGCCAAAGAGACCCTTTAGCACAATCTGACACCTGCTTCGAACCTGCTTCCTCCCAAAAAAGATAGGGCACTCCACATAGTAACTTCTCCCTATCGGCTGAGCTTTTCCTCTCACAAAGCTCTAAAAGCCACTCCTCCTCCGCTGGAAATCCCAGGGAAGTATAAGCCAAAAATCCGTGAGTAGGCCATAATTCCTGTAATTCTATTAACCTAGCATCACTTGCTGCATCCACCAATTCCTCTTGAGAATCGAGGATAAATTTTAATGCTACGGTCTCATTACACTTATGCTCCGAGAGTGCCATCCTCCGAATTAAAGACTCTAGTGCATCCCACTCTTTAGCACCGAAACGCTCCTCGTACAGCCACCCAAGAATTGTAATATCTGTCCCGCACTCCTCGAATGCAATCGTGTGCACTCTCTGATAGAGCCTAAATTTGTCCAAATTCCAAGCAATCTTCCCCAAGATCACCGCTTGCTCAACCAAATTTCTTCTAACTGCCTTCTGGAGTCCCGATATAGCAAGGTAATACACATTAAGATTCATACTTCTTCCCCGATAAGATTACTGAAGATTTTTTACCTAACTTCTCTTCCTCGTTTTTCAACATCTCCTTAACCTTAGACATAAAAACTTCATCTTCCCCAATATACTCTCTAAAAGCAGCAATAAAGCATTCGTGCGTTATCACCTGTAACTGTAATTGTACCAATCGTTGTTGATGTCGTATCAACATGTCCAAAACCCAAGTTAAGTTGGGTATACCGGGAGAATCACATGCTACCTGAAATTTTCCTTCAGCAGCCATAAAAGTTTGTTGCAACGAGGCCATAAGATCTTGTACAGTTTCTTCTTCCGGCATAACACTACTCCAAATACTTAACTATCGAAACTAATACTCTGGAAATATCTACTTGAGCCGTCTCAAATAGAGCAGAATATTTAGCTAACTTCTGTTTGAGACCTTGTTTTGCCTTATGCAAATTAGCGTATACTCTCAAATCTTTCTTATCACAGCAATCATTTTTCAGAGCTTCATCTACCTCAGCCAATTTAGTTTTATAAGTAGTAAATAACTTACTGCTCCTTGGTAAACTCTTTTCCTTAAAATATTCCAATTTTGCTGCGTAAAAATCTCTCAACTTTAATAGCTTATTTACCTCAGTTCCCCCCTTCTTCCCTAGAAATTTAGCTTGAGTACTCGCTAACTTAATCTCATTCAAGCTAAGAGCAATGTCTACTAATGCATCTCGAAATTCTGGGTATTTTCGTACTGCTAAAATAATCTCTAATTTTAACTCACGATCTTTTAACTCAGTTAGCCTAACTTTCAAAGTATCCAACAATTTCTTGTCCATAATTTCACCTAAATATAACCGAATCATCGGCAACTACAGTCAGCGTGCCCGGCTTATTCCAAATTAACCAAGCAAAAACATCTCCGCGTTGTTTTACTACTTCAGACTCTCGCTGCTTTCCCTTAAAAGTATCTGCAAAATTCCACTTAGCTACAGTAAAAGAATCTACATCCAAAATAACGTCCGATAGATAAGCTAGGTCTCCTTCAACATGTTGCGCTAAAATAATTCCAGCACTATGTTTACTATCTCTATAATGAATTACTTCTAAATCAAGAAGATACTTATAAGTATTACTACCTTCTTTCATGAGGTAAGGATCTTCTTCAAACCTAAAAGAACCTCTAATTTCTCTAGGCAATTCTTTAGAAGTATAAAACCTAACTCTGAGTTCTTCCATCAGACCACCTCAACAACTAAAGCCTTCCCACTCTGACTCCGCCTCAAAACACGCACAGCCTGCACCTGTAAATTCTCCAAATTGCCTGATGCCTCAGAACAAAGAGTCTGTTGAGACCTTGGAGCAACTAAAACTTTCACTCCTCCGGAATTATTAGTTAAATACCATCCAGTACGTTCCCTATCTATTAAAGCATGCACATACATTATCCTAGAAGTTTTCCCCTCCCCCGGATGAATCTCCACAAAAACACCTATCTTCTCATTAGGATATTTAGAAGTTAAAATATCTCCAACCTCTGGGAGATGCTCACGTAAATACTCAAATCTTTCCTGCACACTTAAAGAAGTATCTAACATAATCATCACTCGGAGTAATCTTTAACCTCAGAAAAAGGACAATTAAGCAACAAATCTATGCTCCGCTTAATTAGAGCTCGTTTCGCATTACACGCCTGAATCTCTTTAACCACAGCCCCAATTGTTTCCACAGGGTCATCTCTCCTGGCAAGTATTTCAAGGTCCCATAAAGTAGCATTAACCTGTGACAACAAAATAGTCTGCGTAACTATCTCAGGAATTTCCAACGTTTTAGCAAAAAGACCCTGACATTTAAGCCATTTTTCTACCTGGACTAACTCAGAGTCATCAAACTTATCCCCTAATCTATCTTTTTTCAGACAAAGTATAATATACCTGTCAAAAGCTTCTCCGTAAGAAACTGGAAGCCAGACACTAGGCAACCTCTTCAATAGCTTTCGCACAAAAAACTCAATCCACATATAACTGCTCCCAAGTTAAACCCAAAATTTTACACATTTCTCTTAGCTGCCCCCGAACATTTTCCCACTCCCTGGTTGCTTGCCGCAATTCTCCCTCAAGAGCCTGAAATCTACGATTATTAAAAAACTTTCCTTTAATCTTATCACACAGTAATGTACATTTCTGAGCACTAAGTTTATTAAGTTTCTTCTTCTTCTGAACACATTCTACGTAAAGAGCGGAAAATTTAGAGTTATTTTTAAGTAAAATAAGTACCGACAAATAGGCCCGCTCTTTTCTAACTTGAGCTAAAATATTTTCTAGTATCTTAGTAGAATAAGCAGAAACAAATTGTTCTACAAAAAGATGGGCAGGCAGCTCCTTCTCCACTCTCCTACTATGCCAAAACACTCGCTCTTCCAAAGATAAAGACGAAAGATCATAGCGCACTTTCAAAACTCCAGTAAATTGAAGGAACAGTCCGTTTCTTCCTGCAATAAAAAGTTAAATAGTCCCAATATCAAATAGCAATCTTTTAATGCTCTATGTACTTGCTCCTTCCCTAAAAAATCTTTTGCAAGTTTATCCAAAGAGTTACTCTGCTTACTATAACCTAAAAAAGCTGCACCAGTATCAAATACTGTAGCAGCCTCTATACACATATAATTGTGTGGAAATCCAATATGTATACTGGAATAAGCTTGGCGTAAAACCGAAATATCCGAAGGTGCATTCCAGGAACATAATCTTAAATGTTGAAAATGTGTAAATGCAGCAAAAGACCGCCACACGTCCTGCCAACTACCACAAGACTCCAAATCTTCTCTATTTATAGAAGATAATTCTGTGTTATAAAGGGTAAATTTATCTAAATAAGTGGGCTTAACTAAAGTATCATAAGTAGATAAAACATTAAGAGACCTATCTACTTTGATGGCGCCTATCTCAAAAATTTCAGGTAGGCCCTCATTAGAATCAGTGAACTCTAAGTCAAAAATTACGATTTTATCATCTGTAAATAGGGCTCTTTCCATAGACCCATTATACCAAAATACATTAGAAATGTCAAGTAGAAAATCAATTATCTCCAATTACTATGACAGTTCCCTCCGGTATGAGAGACACCTTGTTTGAATCTGCCAAAACAGCCTCCAGGGCAAACACTTGAGGTCCAGGTTGATGAGGATACAAAGAAGAAGTATTAGCCGAAGATAACTCTACACGCACCAACTTATTAGTAGTAGGATTTACTACGGCACCAGAAACTTCTAGCTGTTGAAGCCCGCGCCAACTTATACTAAACGTAATAGTAGCTCCCGTCAAATTTGGCCAATCTCCATCATTTGCAGGAGAAAAATCTAAGGACCTGCCATCTACAGCATAATAAGCAGCTCCTACAACTAAAGTTACTTCTCCCCCCGAAATAGATACGGGAGACACTACCTCAATAGAACCTCCTCCTAAAGTGTCAGTTTTTGCTTTAATATCGTCTATGAGTAGAAGCATCTTAGTAGTAAGATCATATTGTACATCAAAAGTATCTTGTAAATCATAATAAAGAGAAAACAATCCCCCTGGAGAAGCAGGATTACTGTTATCTAGCACACGTAAAATATGTAACCCAGTAACAGATAAACCAGTAAAAGTAAAATCATACGCTCCAGGAGCATTTGTCATAGGCGTAGTACTAGACGAAGCACCTACTAAGCTATCCGAAACAGATACCAACTCTGCTATGAGGGCTTCTCCCTCATAACTTAATGCTCTTAGAGTATATGTAGTCATAGCCTACTTACCTGTCTGTACCTTGACACCCCAGCCCATTTCAGCATCAAACTCTTGCGATGCCGCATTTTGTACAGCTTGCTGGCCTGTCTGCCAATGAAGTACCTTCAAAGTTCCCAAATAATGTTGCGCCTTCTGCTCAGGCGTAGAATCAGATAAATTAGCAACTTGTGCAAAGTAATCCCACATCTTATAGATTGACTTAGGCTCAGCAATTAAAGCATCAATCTCCTCCAAATTATTACCTTTAATCAATGCCATCACCAACACCGCCCGCCCTTCAGTCGTCGCGGCCATCTCCCGCCAGTCCGGAGCTTTTGGCTTCAACTTCGGAGCGTCAGCGCCAATCGCACAGCATGCACACAAGAGTATAATGCCAAACATCATCTTCTTCATGGTTTCCTCTGCTTTCTCGTCCTGACGTGAACCTTTTCGAGTTGTTTGAGCTGATCGAGAGCAGTCTTTGTGCTAGTACGTTTCTCGCTCACGCTGTTTCCGGTCGGCGTCTCGCCGTGTTCAACCAAATATGCCTCGACGATCGCAAACATGTAAGCAGTTACCTGCTTTTGGAGAAACGCCTCCTTGTCCGCAGCAGTCACTGCACGAGTTGTTGGGTTGCCCTGAGCATCGAGCACCGGATTGCCTTGGGCGTCCACAACAGGAATCGCGTCCGGTTGTCGGTACTGCGTCCAGAATGCATCTAGCACGATCATGTCCCATTCAGTCGGATACCCGATTATGATTTCTTCAGTGCCCGTTGCATTTGTGACTGCCGTCGGAATTGAGTGTGTCGGCCTTGCCCGTGGCGTTGCTCGTGGAGCTCCTGCAATCAGGAAGCTCCCCATCACTGCTACACACACAGTGCCGGTAATAATGCTGATCAATTCGCCTTTGTCCCGTTTCATTTCATCACCTCTTTCCTGAGAAACCCTAACTCGACGCATTAGCATCTGTACGTGACCTGTTTTTAGCCCTCGTTTCCATTCTCTCCTCAACCCTCTCCAGCCGCCGGTCCAGCCTTTCCAATAGGCCGATCTCGCGGTCCACATTATCTGCCAATTTCATGATTGCATTTTCAAGTGACTTCCGCACATACCACACCTTGACGCCCTCTTCGTCTGTTTGCGAGTGCCACATCCACAAATCATGCGTCTCTTGGACCAGCACTTGCATCTGTTCTGCCAAGGCACTGTTTGTTGCGACGACCTGGCGCAATAGCTCCTCAACTGAAGGTCGCCCGTTCTTAACAAATTTAGTTGTCTGCAAAAAATCGAAAACAGACTTCAATACCAATAACGCGATGATACCACCGACGCCCAATTGAAGCAGCAGATTATCATTCATTTGCAGGTCCTTTAGTCACATTACGGCGTAGTCCACACAAAAATCACCGGGTAGTTAGAATACTGCGATTGTGTTGAATCACCTTGTTGGTCCGTCATAAACAGCCGACCTCCAGGATCGAAACACGCTTTTGGTGCGAGAAATGCACGACGTGTCATTCGCGCCGTGATATCAGCACTCTCATAAGGCACAACGTCATAAGGATTCTTCGACCCGGCAGCTACGGACGCCAAATCAGCGGGGTCATAGAGATAGACGCGTTGCATGTATGGCATTCCATGGAAACCGTGATCACCATTCAGTGGGTCTCCACCTGGCCAATACGGATACTCCCAACTATTCGCATACATCTCAGGACCTAACCCGCGCATGACAACAGCCAGAAAACAATTCTTTGAGGTAAACTGCACCCAGGCCGCTCCGTGCGCTCGATCAGCCTGGCTCCAATTATCAAATTTGTTCGACGATGGATAATAGACTAGATCCTTGCCAGGCGTATCGGCCTGATCTGCTGGCCAACCACCGACGCCATCCCATGGCTTAATCGCTATCGCACACGGACCGAATGAACTCGTACCTTGACCCGCCACACCAGAGGCGCCAGTCAGCAAGCGATAACCGCTGATATTTGCATCAGCCCAGGTCGGATCAATTGGTGACAGATAGAGTGACGAGAGATTGTTGTCATATCCAGGCCCGATATTCCAAACGCCAACCGCGTTGGGAGTGGCAATATCGACATCAGACACACCATGCGATTCGTAATCAACTGAGCCAGTATTGTAGTAGCGCCGAATAATCCAAAACAGACGATAACCTGTCAGGCCAGGCACCTGCATACAGGCAACACCATTAGTCTCCCATTGAAAGCCGGGATATCGCGTACTCATCGTTGCTTCGTACGGCCCCGCCAACAGATCGAACGGCCGCAAAACACTCGCGTATGGATACGTGCTCGGATCAGTGCCCGATCCCAAAGGACTCGGTATATCGACCTCGCTAAACTTTCCGTCGCTGTTAATATGTGCCGGATAGTAAATTGAACCCGCCCCGCTATCGCCACTCGGATAAAAAGCAAAATAACCACGTGAATATGCAAACGTGTCATTTGGGGCAGGATATCCATCGTTCTTCGGCAACCGAAAAGCGCCAGCGTATGTAAAATCGGACCAGACCGGCACACTAGTAGGCGCAGTTAAATCGGTGATGGTAATAGTGATTGTCTCAGCGTCCGTATTCGTGCCATCACTCGCAGTAAACGTGACAACATGATTTCCGCTCTGCGTATAGCTCGGCGTCCATTCAAAGAGATAGTGACAGTAAGAACTGCCGTCATACAATTCACGAGTTTGCGCGTCAAGCCATGAGAGCGAACCGGTGTAAGTCCATTCGTCGGTGTCGGCAGTGCAGGTTGCCCCGGTTGGCAACCCAATCGTGTTCAGGGACAGCGTATCGCCGTCAGGATCGTAGATACCAATCGCGATCTGGAGTACGTTATTCTCCCAACCAGTACGATTGCCAATCGTTCCGGGTGTCACACTGATCCACGTATTATCTGATTGATTCGCAAACGAGGGAGCCAGTATTGGATCATTACTGCCGGGTGGCGGTGGAGGTGCTGGTGGCGCATCATGATTTGACGCCGGCTCAGTAACAATGAGCGAACCATCTGCCCCATCAATGCCGTCGCCGTGATCTTTGCCGGTCGAATCATGTACTGTCCCGGTGCCAGAGACATCCGCTCCAATGGCTGCATCATGCATCTCGTACCAACCCACTAAACCAGACGCTAATGCACCACGTGCACGTTTTAGTGCGGTTGCCCTGGTAGCACCATACAGAGATAGAATCTCGTTCGAGGACAACACTCGGTTGTAGATGCGGACATCTTCCATTTTACAATTCGAGTAATACGAGGCATTTACTCCCCGGCCAAGATGCAACACGTTCGTTGCCCAACCGGTTAAGCCGGAAGAAGATGCAACACTATTCGATACGCCATTGATGTAAATGATGGGCTGCACTGTCGTGCCCGACGCTTTTGTGACAACAACGTGGTTCCACGTGGTGTCGTCAAAGTTGCTTGACGGTTTGGCTCCTTTACCGCTACCGCCGCCATTTGTCGTCACAAGCAGGCTGTTGTTTGCATCCGTTTGAAAATAGATGCAGAGCAGATAGCTGTTATTGCCAGACGACGGGTTGAGCATGAAGAAACCGTCAAGATCGTTGTCCGTGTCGTTCTTCACCCACAGTGCGACGGTACACGCACTGCTATTGCTCAACCCCATATTGGTTGTAGGAATCGACACGTAATCGTCTACGCCATCGAAGTCGATGGCCCATGCCGCAGACGCAAACAGGAGAACAACAAATGCCGTTACTCTGTGCACAATATGGTCCTCACTTCCAAGTCGCCTGTTGCGGTATCTGACACATTCGCTGCATCGCGAGTAATACGGATAGCCAGCATATCACCGTTGGCAACACTATCGAGTTCAGCGGCCGCCGTAAAAGTTATCGTGAAGCTACCCGGATAGCCTGCCGTACCTGGTACAGTTTCAGTCGTACTCACCGCTGTACCATAGCTCTCGGTATCAACATCAGCAGCATCGCCGGGTGTCATAGCCCACAATTCACCCTTTACAACGACCGCTCCAGATGTTGCAGAAGCCATTGTGTATTGGATTGTGATTGTCAGACTTCCGCCTTGGTAGTTGTTGACTGGAATATTCGTCCAATTACCGCTTTCGTTTGTTGTGTCATCGAACATAATCATGTGCTGCGTCGTACCAAGATCAACAGTAGCAGGATTCGACGCGGGTAAATTCATGTCGGCAGGCATTAACACAATAGCATCCATTGTGGATGTGCTACCAGCATCAGCTTCCCATGTCACTGTGCCTATCGCCGAATCATATTTAGGAATCTCATTATCGCCCGGTGTATCGGTCGTCGTCACAACGTTAAGAGCAGTCATGCCATCATAAACAACGATCGTACCCTGGCCGGCTGAGAACAGATTCGTATCAACGGCAATCTCGCCGGCAGCATCAACCGTAGGCGCAGCACTGTTGGGAACTTCAAGACTCGTGGCCGACCCAGCGTCTAGTGTGCCAGCTATGGTCCCAAGCGTTGTTGTCACCCCAGAAGCATTAAGAGCCGTCGTTGTAAGGGTTAGATCGAGCTTACCTTCATCGATAGTCGTGGCATTCCACGTGCCGGTTGTAATCGTACCGAGAGTGCTAACGTTTGCACTGCCAGTCCACGTCGAAAGAGCGGTGTTCTCAACGTTATTGAGACTCAACATGATCTTGAGATTAGCAGGAGTGATTTCCTCTATTACTCCAGCTCCCGCCGAATCCCGGCCAAGAATCCGGTCGGTGGCAGACACGTTCTGAATCTTTGCATACGTCACTACACCAGAATCTATA